AGAAGAGATATTAACGAACTGAAACAAGACAGTAAAGTTATGCAAAAATCTCTAGACTTCTTGGTTAGAGAAGCAAAGGAGAGATCTAACTAGATGCTTGATAAAATCGAAAAATTAACTCAGATGCAGGCTATTGCACTGACATTTCCAATTTGCATCTTGAGTTTATTAGTATTAGTTAAGTGCTGGAAACCCGCTATAACCATCATTAAGAAGCCCAGCATTGCTCTCAAAAGTTCAATGGGTTGGGTTATACTCGGTCTGTTCACATTGGTTTTTTGTGTTTTCATTCACTCCCTTTTTTCTATAATACCTCTAGCCGCTTTGTACTTGGACTTGGGGATTGCATTATGGTTTTACAGATATAGCATCTACCCCAATATAGCTTTAGAAATAGCAGAGTGTTTCGCAGTTCTCTGTTTAGTTAAAGCATTCCTATCTTCAGATAAAATTGAGGAAATAGGATTTGGTCAAAAAGACATAAACTACATCTTCGCAGGTTCTTTTATTTTGGGCCAGATTTTCACATTAGTATTACAAGGTTTAAAATAGTATGAGTTTACAAGATTCTAAATTAAGTGTAAATACTTCAGA